CAAGTAATTAAATAGCTTAGTATCATATTCTGTTATTAACTCACCTTGTTTTTCTAATGAGTCTATAAATATTTTCAGTTCTCTAACTCTCTTGTTTTTACTCAGTAAATCTAAGTTTTTCTGTTCTAATTCTTTCTCTAAAAATTTATATTCTTCTATCAGTTTATTATATTTTCTAGTGTACTCTTCTTGATCTTGTGCTATTTTGGAATTCGTTATTATCAGTTTTTCTACATCAGCTCTGATATTTTCTAATTTTTCTTCAAGTTGAATGATTGCATCATCTAACGCTCTATCTTCTTTTATCATCTTCATTAGGAGTTTTATATTACCTATAATTTCTTTTCTATTATCAATTACCTTGTTTAGTGCTGATACTATCCATCTTTGAATTTCATCATCTCTTATATGAGGAGTATCACATTTCTCTTCATTTTTATACTTATCTTTGCATCTGTATATTGTCTCTTTATATTTATCAGTTGAGTGCCATAAATGTCTCACGTATGAACTACTGCAACATCCACACCTAATTTTTCCAAAGTAGTTTTTCTCTGTATACCATTTTTTATTTTCGCTTAGCTGTACTTGAACTGTATCAAATACTTCTTTATCAATTATTGCTTCATGGCTATTTTCTACATAATACTGAGGTAGCTCTCCGTTATTCCTTTTCTGTGTTTTGTTTAAGAAGTCTGCTACATAGTATTTTTGAAGTAAGGCATCACCTTTATATTTTTCGTTTGTTAAAATACTTCTTACACTGCTATAACTCCATTTTTCTTTTCCTCTTGGTGTCGGTATTTTATTTTCAGTTAGATGTTTAGCTATTTGATTAGGATTTTTCCCTGATAAGAACTTTCCAAATATATATCTTACTATTTGGGCTTGCTCTTTATCAACTTCAAATCCCCCGTCCTCTTTTGGTTTAAAGCCTAGTACATTATTATATGCAAATGTCACTCTTCCTTCTGCAGCTTGTTTTCGTTTAGACCATGTTATATTTTCTGATATCGATCTACTTTCTTCTTGTGCTAGAGAACTCATTATTGTAATAAGTAATTCACCCTTTGAATCAAATGTCCAGATGTTTTCTTTTTCGAAGTATATCTCTACTCCAACATCTTTTAGTTTTCTTACAGTTGATAGTGAATCCACAGTATTTCTTGCGAACCTACTTACACTTTTAGTTAATATGAGGTCTATCTTACCAGCTAGTGCATCATTTACCATTTCTTGAAACCCTAGGCGTTTTTTGGTATTTGTTCCACTTATTCCTTCATCTGAGTACATCTTCACAAACTCCCAATCTTTTCTACTTGATATGTACTCTTCATAATACTTCATTTGAGTTTCATAAGAACTTGTTTGATCTTCATTATCTGTCGATACTCTGGCATAACCTGCGACCTTTTTCTTTTTTATACTAGGTAGTTTTGATTGATGACTAAGTTTCTTATTGGCTTGTATAGTTGTAATTTTTCTATTCATCTTTTACTCCTTTTTTAGGTTACCTTGTTTTTTTATTTCTTGAACCTTATTGAATATTTCCTGAGAAATAATTGCCTCATGTGCATTTTCTACAATGTACATAGTCTTCTCTCCAATATTTTTTACTGAACGACCTTTTTCTTTTATATTAAATGTCTTTTGTAATATAAGTTTCCCTGTATAAGTTTCTTGGGATAATATTCTATAAATTGCTAGTCTTGTGAAGTTATTTCCTCTTCTTGTATGTTTACCTTCATCATTTAATATTCTTGATATTTGTGTTGGCTTTATTCCTGATAGGTATAACTCATAAATCTTTCTGATAATATCGGCTTCTGACTCTTCAATTTTATAGGAATCTCCTATCCATCTATATCCTAATATAGGTTGTGGGCTATGGGGTAATCCTTGTTCAAACTTTTTCTTTACACTCCACCTTACATTACTACCTATCGCCTTTGATTCTTCTTCTGAAACTGCAGCAAGTAACGTTAGTAGTAACTCTCCATCTGTAGTGAGTGTGTCAATATTCTCTTTTTCAAATTGAACCCCTATGTTTAATTTTTTTAGTTCTCGTATTGTTTCTAACAACTCAATAGTATTTCTTCCAAATCGTGATATGGACTTTGTAAGAATTATATCAATCTTTCCTTTCCTACAGTCATCTATTAATCTTAAATACTCCTTTCTATTTTTTGTATTTCTTCCACTTACAGAGTTATCAAAATACACTCCAGCATACTCCCAACTAGGATTATCTTGTATAAGTTTACTATAATAGCTTATTTGTTCAGATAGTGATTGTAGTAAATCTTGATGTGATACTCTTGCATAAGCTGCGACTTTTTTCTTTTTTACATCAGTCACATTTAGTGTTTCTAACTTTTTTATAGTTTTCATTATTGTATCCTCCTTTTCGTCATTACTATATATCACTCTAAAGAAACTATTTATCAAGTGATAACTCTATAAGTTCAGATAGTTTTGGAGCATACTTTTCTAACATCTTATGCTTGAATGAATCAAATTCATCTTTTGTGATTAAATTTTCCCTAAACAAGTTACTTAATATTTTAATTGTGATTTGGTAGGTTACTTCATTTTTAGTGTTCATAGCTACCTCCAATTCTATGTTTAATATAACATTCATGACTACAATACTTTCTTTTATTATTGGAATAAGATGTAAATTCTCTTTTACAACATTTACATTGATGTATAGAAAATGCCTTTCTATTCATCTTATCTTGATTATTCTTCCACCATTTCATTCGACAAACATCACTACAATATTTCTTTTGTTTTTTACCTTTTAAATGAGTTAACTTTTCTCCGCACACTTTACAAGTATCAAAATCTTCTATATCTAACTTCTCTAAACCCTCTCTTCTACAAATTGACTTAACTGTATTGGCTGATACATTTAGACATACAGATATTTTCTTATAACCTAATCCTTTTTCTCTTAGTATTTTTATTTCATCTTTCAGTTCCATACTTTTCACTCCTATGATCTTTATATTCTCTACATCACAGGTAAAGAAAACTATGAAAAATTTAACCAACGAAAAAAAAATTAAAAAATAGGTATTCACATTTACCATCGAAATATTTAACTGGCATCATAGTTTGTTTTAACATTTTTGATAACTTAGCTACAGAGTTTTTCAAAAGATTTTTACTACTATCTAAACCTTTAGACATTCCTTTTATAAAGTCTGGCATCCAGTTATATTGGATATTTGTCTTTTTATATATAAAAATTGAAATCCGGGGCTGGAATTTTTTCCATGCCCCGGATTTAGTATACAACCCTTATACATTAATTTAAGTAAATTATCTCATCTGCATATTTATCAAAATCGTTTTTGTGTGAAATTACAACAGTTGCTATATTGTACTTATTGATATAATTTACGATATTTAAACTTATTTTTCCCGCAGTATTTTCATCTAATGCACTGGTCGGTTCATCTAATATTAGTAATTCTGGTTTCCTAATCAATATACGAGCTAACCCTATACGTTGTTTTTGTCCACCACTTATATTTTTACCATCTTCTAATAATTCATAATTTATACCAAACTTAGAAACAAATTCTTCTAAACCAGAAACTTTTAATACTTCTTCCAAATTATATTCTAAATTGCTATCAGCTAGCAAAATATTTTCTCGTAGTGTACCTTTAAAAATAAAACTCTCTTGCGATACTTTCAAAATTTTTCCAAAATAACTCTCGGAAGGAAAATTTTTAATAGATTCACCATTCCACATTATATCACCTTGTAAATTATCTGCGGGTGCTAAATTCATAAGCAAATTAGTTAATGTTGATTTCCCCTTACCACTTTCACCTTTAATAACAATTATTTCTTTTGGTCTAATATCAAAACTTATATCATCAAAAAGTTTTTCAGAATTTCCGTAAGAAAAACTATCAATATCAACTTCTATTTCTTCTAAATTAGAAATATTAGTTTTTATATTTTCTTTTTTATTATCCTGCACTAAATCAGATAATCTATCGATAGTTGCATCAGAAATCTGTTTAGCCCCTATATGTAAAGAAATTGAGCGAATAGGATCATCTAACATTCTTGATAATGTATAAATGGAAAGAATAGCCCCCACTGTCAAATCTCCATTAATAACAAAATATGCTGACATAATAACTGCTATTATAGGGAGAACAAAAGCTACTATCGAAGAAAAACCAACATACAACGAAAAATAAAATGCCAATTTTTTATTAAGTGGTAATCTTTTTTTATATAGCAAACTATTTATAATTTCAGAAAAATATTCTTCCTTTTTTAACTGCTTTACTTCAAAAATTCCTAAAAATGTTTGAAGTATATAGTCATTAATAGTTGCTCTGAGCTTTTGATCCTCTTTCGTAATATCTCCTACAATTTTCGTAAGTTTCTGCACTACTAAAAAAGACAACACCGTTATTATTAATATTAAAGCCGCTATATAAAAATTGTAATAAACTAAAAATACTAATGTTATTATTAAAATTATAGTTTGCGTTATAACTAACGTTATACCTTGCGAATACCATTCCGAAATACTTTTACTATCATTTGTAATTTTCGACATTAATTCTCCTGAATTTAAATTAGAAAAATAACTAATGTCTTTTTTCAACGCTTTTTTATAAAGAAAATCTAATATCGAAAAATCTCCAATAAAAAATAATTTTCTTAAAAAATATTGTGTTAAAAATATTAGTAGACAGTAAATTATTAGCAATCCGAAACATATTTTTAAATTACTTAAAGCTAAATAATA